ACTAGTAACAGTTATAGGGGTGGATATACTTCTAATGAAAGTAGTAGAGTAGCCCTATATGTCTTTGCTTATCATTATGGAGATTCTTCTCTAAATGACCTAGAAATACTGCATCATGAAGTAGAAAAGCGTAAAATAGAATACTTACGTCAAGAAGAGGCTATAGCAAGCCTAGACGCACAGTTAGAAGAAGCAACTACTGCACATAACCTCCAGAGTATTCTGGAAATGGCAAATAGAGAAAATCTCTAGAAAGGAAAGAATAAATGTCTGAATTTTACATCAGTAAACATTGCTGGGATAAAATACAAGGCTATGCTTCTATTGCTCACACTAAACATAAGGCTGAGATAGGTGGCATGATGATAATGACAAAAGATAAAGATAATGATTTTGTTATGTCTCATCCAACTATCTTAGAACAGACCATAAGTGGTGGTCAGTGTGACTTAGACAAAGAAGCATTAGCATTATACTATAATAACTCGTTCGCAAAGCATGGTTCAAACATAAGGTTTGTCTGGTGGCATAGCCATCATACCATGGCAGCGTTTTGGAGTGGAACTGACACAGCTACAATAGAGGGAACTGCCTCTGCTGATTTCACAGTCTCACTTGTAATTAACTTGAAAGAAGAATACAAGTTACGCGTGCAATACTTTGAACCTGTTATGTCACATGAAGACGTAGAGCTAATTATCATGGGTAATGATAAAATTATTACTGAAGATATGGAATCTGAGGTTAAAGCTTTATGTTCAATGACTAAGGTAACTCACTATAAACATACTAGTTACAACCATGGCTATGGTTATAATACATATGTTGGTGGTATGAAACAAACAACCTTATTACCCGAGCCAGATGTAATGGAGCCTGAATACAATCCTAATAGTGTTGATTTGGAGCGATTGTTAGGTGCTGTTGATACAAATCTAGGTAGGTTTGCTACTGGTGAGTATAGTTATACACAGTGGCTAAGCCAAACAAAGGGTTTGAATGTTCAAATGGAGCATACTGACTTTCATTGTGTACTCTTTAAGAAGAAGAAGTTAGAGAAAAGCATGATGACTATGGGACCTGTTGATATGGTTACATACCAGAATCAACCTCTAGCTACAACTGAGCTATTAGACTCAACTCAAGATGATATCTTTGATGGGTTTAGTGGCGGGTATACATTCCTTTGAGTTCTTTAACAGAACGATTTGAAGGAATAGTTAGTAATATGGATGAATATGTTTATCATATTTTAGGCTGTGGAGCTATTGGTAGTTCCGCAGCTATCCAGCTAGCTAGAATGGGAGCTAAGCAGTTCTTACTTTATGATTTCGACAAGGTAGAAATTCAAAATATTGGAGTTTCTCACTATGTTGTAAGAGATATCAGAAAGCCTAAAGTAAAAGCACTTAAAGCCCATATATTGGATATAAGCCCCGATATTAATGTAATGGACGTTAACTCCCGTTTCGAGGTATTCGAAGATACAGGGCCCAACACGGTCGTTATATTAGCATTCGACAATATGTCTAGTAGAAAAGAAGCAGCTATCAAGATTCTAAAGTCAAAAAGGAAACCGTTCCTTTTTATCGATGGAAGAATGGGAGCTGAGCACTACCAGCAATATACGTTTTTAAACCCGAAACTATCTAATTACCTCAAATCTTGGTATTCTGATGAAGATGGTTCGTCAGAGCCGTGCAATGCAAAAGCAACAAGTTATTGCTCTAACATGGCAGGAAGTTTTATCTGCAATCAGGTTAGCAAAGCCATAACTCATGGAAATATAGATGGAGAGTTTTTCTTTAATTTCCCTGGATTAACACTTGCACGAAAACAGTGATTAGTGTATATTACGACGCTAACAAATCACATAAATAGAGGTAAAAGATGTTTGAAGTAGAGAAACGTAAAGCAATATCTACTAACCCTAAAATAATGTTACTATACGGAGCACCCAAAGTCGGAAAGACTACGATGTTAAGCAAGTTAGACGACTGTCTAATTATTGACACAGAAGATGGCTCGCGAATGATAGAAGGACATATTTTATCGGTTAATAGCAAAGACGAACTAATGAAGTTCTATGCAGACGCAGGAGAGAAGCTTGATTCATTTCAATATATCGCACTTGATACTATTGATTATTTAATTGAGTGGACTGAAAGAGCAGTTTGTGCAGAATTTCAAGTTCCTTCCATAGCAGATTTAGCTTATGGTAAAGGGTTTGGATTGGTTCGAGAAAAGGTTATAAACAATGTAAAAAAACTTGCGTCCATGGTCGATGGTGGTTTAATCGTAATTGGACACAGGAAGACTGCGTCAGCAGTCGAAAACAGTAATGCTGTAGACCCGCAATCACTTGACATTTCAGGAAAACTGAAAAACAAGCTGATGGCAATGTCTGATGCTGTAGGGTTCGTACACAGAGATGACGACAATGCACTAAAAGTGTCATTTGAAGCATCTAACGCACTCGAAGCAGGTAGTCGATGTCCTCACTTAAGAGGGCAAGTTATCGACTTCGATTGGACATTAATCTATAAACAATAGAATAGGAGAAGAATGCAATGGCAATCTTTAAACCTGCCGTAACAGGCAATGGCACTACTGATGGAACCTCGAAGTATCTGGGGATACAACCCATTTCTATATTTGAATTTAAAGATAGAAGTGGTGAGTACGAATGGGCAGATTTGTTTTTATCTGTCACCGTACGAATGGACATTAGCGAATATGATAGATTCATAGAAATCAAAGGTTCTCTTGAAAAAGGGCCTGACGGATTGATTACTGGTGGTTCTGTCTTAAATCGTTTGTATAAGTTCTTTGAAGCAATCGGCTGCACAGCTGGCTTAAATACAGATGGTACATGGGAAGATTCAGAAGGAAATACCATAACCGATATAGCAACGTATCTAAACGAGCGGTTTGTAAATGGTAATCCTGTTGATGCAAAATACGACCATGTAGCATACATGTATAAACGTCAGGGTAAGCCTGGTGGCAAAGCTTATACTACATGTCATTATAGAATATACCCAAATGACGCAAACGGTAAGGCAAATCTTACTGAACATGTTGCTTGGATGAAATCAAAAGAATACATAAAGGAGGCTGTTGTTTCAAATACGACCAACAACGTGCCAACTGATGGTGTTCCTTTTAATCTCTAGTGATTCGTTATGTCGAAATAGCACAGGATAGCCCTCGTAACAGAGGGCTCCTTGTGCCCTTAACAAGCCTAAGTCAATACATCAAAGAGGGTAAACCCCTATATAGGTCAAGCTATCTCTATGCTGAAGAAGCAGTCGATATAGCAGAAGCTCAAGGTTCAATTAAGAACTTTGAAGGGATTAGATATATAGATGAAATCCTTATTGACATTGATAAGCAAGACAATAGTAATGAAAGAACTCTAGACATCACCCGTGGAACTATAATGCAATTAGAAGATTTAGGAGTCAGTGAATCTGGCATGCAAGCATACTTTAGTGGAAGTGGCTATCATATATCTTTAAGCAATGATTTATTCGGATTTATAGGTTCAGCAAGACTACCTGTTCATGTGAAACAATCAATAATAGCACTATTACCTGAAGCTGATATTTCTATTTATACTCGAACTGGACTCTATAGAGTAGCTCACACTGTAAACTTGAAGTCAGGTTTATATAAGATTCCATTAACACTCAGAGAAGTGCTAAATCAAAATCCTGAAGCAATTATGGAACTTGCAAAGGAACAACGATTAGACTATCCATATTCAGTTTTAACTGGTGATGGAGAGCTATCTGAGTATGTTTTAACTGATGAATCTACTGCTACTACAGCGAGAGCTGTTAGTCAAGGACTAAGAAAAACACGAGAGCCTAACAAGATAGTCCCTTGTGTTCAGACTTTATTCCGTGAAGGCCCACTTACAGGTAAAAGACATAAGACTGTCTTAAGACTAGCAAGTCACTTTAGGAGATATGGTTTCCCAAGTGAAACAGCTAGAGCTGCTATTTTACATTGGAACAATAACAGCATGGACCCTGATAAGGTTGTAGAGGTAGTGAACTCTACCTATAATAGTGGCTATCAATACGGATGTAAGGATGAACTATTAGCTGAACACTGTCAAACCAACTGTATTCACTTTAAAAACAAAGACTTACTAGTCAATGTTAAAACTGCTAAAGACATGCAAGAAGAACTCATACAGAGACTTGAAGCTGACTTTAACGGGAGAGTGATTGACCTTGGGGCATGTTTACACCTTGATGATAATACTGAATGCGTTATATACCCTGGTGAACTAGTAACTATCTTTGGGCCCACTGGCTCTAATAAAACAACGTTTGCTCAGAATATTGCATTAGGTCTTGATTTTGTAAAGCAAGAAATCAATCAAGACTGGCAAGTACCAACACTATTTCTTTCATTAGAACTATCTGCTTGGTATATGCACAGAAGGCACTTACAAATAGTAGCTGGATTAGACAAGGTGACGGTAAATAACACGTATAAGGAGACTTATATGGCCAACAAGGATAAGTTAGCCCATCTTGTAATTCAAACTGTAAGTCCAACTATTGCAAATATTGAGCAAAAAATACGTGAACTCCAACCAGCACTAGTGATTGTAGATTATATAGATTTAGTTGAATGTCCTCATCATGTAAGAGGTGAATATGAGCAAGTAAAATATGTCTCTCATGCTCTTTCTAACCTGGCTATTCAAAATGACTGTATAATTATTCAAGTATCACAAGTGTCTAGAGAGTACTCACGTAACGAAGTTCTTGACCTTTATGCTGGCAAAGGGTCTGGAGCTATTGAGAACGCCAGTAGAAAAGTGATAGGTTTGAATGGTCAAGCTAAGGACAAACAAAAAGTAATCCAAATGTTTAAGAATACAGATGGTGAGCTTTTCAAGGTCGATGTTTGTTGGCAACCTAGTTTCAGACTCTTAAGGACATGCGAAAATGAATCTATTTGAATATGCAACTTATGATGAAGGCTTTATTCTTCAGGTACTTGGTATATTTAGGTTAGGAATGGGAGGACAGCTCAAAAGTGAAGAAGATGAGCTAGGCCCGTTTACGACGCTAATCCTGGGGTTTTGGAAACTTAACTTATCAATATCTTTAGAATGGAGAAAGAATGTCAACATCGAAGAAGGTATCTGGTAGAAAACGTTTGAGTCGCAGCCAAAGACTGTTGAATCATTTATTGCGTGGACGAACTGTATCCGGAACACAAGCATTAACAATGTTCGGAATTTACAGATTGTCAGCAATAATATTCAACTTGCGACAAAAGGGTTTTACTATCGAGACTAAAATGATAACCAGAAAAGGAACTCGGTACGGTGTCTATCATCTTACAGGAACCCCACATCCTACCCACTAAAAGAGCGGGATGGGAGGAGTTATTCTTTGAAGTACTAAAGAAGCTCCATGGTCATTATCATAAACGAGTTTTTCATCGTTTAATGAATAAATCTAGTACGCTTAGGTCTTCACTAAAACGAAGAAGTAGGGATTATGAAGTAGAATTTAATATGTCACTTAATGAAGTGAGAGATTTAATCTATCAGGCCTACGGTCAACCCTGCAAATACTGCAAAACTCAAATGAACGTTTCTAATA